CCGACAACTACATGGCTCGCATTGCAATGGTTGTAGATATGGGTGTGCAACAGCAGCGCCCGTACAAGGGACAAGAGAAGCCGCCCGCCCAAGAGCTTCTCATTACATACGAACTCGTTACTGAGTTCATGAAGGACGATGATGGCAACGATGACCCCGAGCGACCCCGTTGGATCAGTGAGCGTTTCCCTCTCTATAACCTTCGAGCCGACAAAGCGAAGTCTACAAAGCGATACATGTCTCTCGACCCTAAGATGGAGTTCGCAGGGGATTTCGCTCAGCTCGCGGGCAAGGCTTGCCTTGTCACAGTGGTTAACAACGAGCGTGACGGACGGGTGTACAACAACGTAGGTGCGGTAGCTCAGCCTCTCAAGGGTGTTGACGTACCTCCGTCTGTCAACGACCCGATTGTCTTTGACTTCGATGAGCCTGACCCTGAGGCATGGGAGCGTATCCCTGATTGGGTGTGCGGTATCATCCAAGAGGCCCTGAACTACAAGGGCAGCAAGGTTCAGGCTATGGTAGACGGTACGGAGGCCCCAGCCACAGCCAAAGCAGAGGAGTCTAACGACGACCTCCCAGTATGATAGCCCTCATTGATGCGGATGTACTGAGGTACGAGATAGCTTCTATCGGTGAGAACAACGGACCAGACCAGCCAGAACCTATGTGGTTCGACCGGGTTGCTGAGTACCTAGACCAGCGTATCTCGCAGATCATGTTCGCTACGGAGGCAGTTAGCTGCCTCCTTTTCCTCACAGGACCCGGTAATTTCAGGGACAAGATCGCTGTCTCTAAGCCCTACAAAGGGAACCGGAAGCCAGAGAAACCCTTTCACTTCGATAACCTAACAGCCTACATGAAGTCCCAGTACGACACGAGAGTAGCCGAAGGCATGGAGGCAGATGACCTCATGTCTGTAATGCAAATGCAGAGCGACGGGGCTACTGTGATCTGTACTCGTGACAAGGATCTACGCATGATCCCTGGCTGGCACTACGGATGGGAGTGTGGAGCGCAGCCTGAGTACCACATGCGTTGGGTATCCCATGGTGGGAGCCTAGAGCTTACAGAGAAAGGGAAGCTCGTTGGTACAGGAATGATGTTCTTCTACTCCCAGCTACTCACAGGAGACGCAGTGGATAACATACCCGGACTACCCGGAGTAGGCCCAGCTAAAGCGTACAACCTTCTGAAAGACGCAGAACCAGAGCAAGCTCTCGACATAGTTCGAGAAGCGTACCTCGACAAAGGGTACGATGATGAGTACTTGCTTGAGCAAGGACAGCTTCTCTGGATGACAAGGGCACTCAACGAGGATGGTACACCCGTCCTATGGACAATCGACTAACGTACCGAGAGATAAAGGAGTACCGTGAAAAGCTAGTCAAGCGTCAGAAGGGGATCTGTCCCCTATGTAAGGAGACTCTGCTGCCAGAAGACGCAGCACTCGATCATTGCCACAAGACAGGCAAGGTACGGGCTGCCCTGCACAAATCGTGCAACTCAGCAGAAGGCAAGATCCTACACTGGGCCGGGGTCCGAAGCCGTGGTGACGACCCCGTTCTCTTCATTAAGAACCTACTAGCGTACTGGAACAAGACATGGGCATCCCGCCCTATTCACCCCTCCCACGGTAAACCCATAAGAAAGAAACGGAGACGTAAAAAACGTGCATCAACCAATCGAAGAGTTTGATCTGCATAACAACGAAACCGATGCTAACAAACAAGCTCAGCTTCGGGCCAATGAAATCTTTAACATCCTCAGTGCCCACGAAGAGAGTGGATATGTAGGTGCTTTGGGTGTAGCGCAAGGTCTCTCTTACCTCAACAAGGTACCCCAGGAAGAACGAGCTATGGTAGTAGCCGCCCTTGAACCTCTCTTGAACGGGCCGACTGTACAATGAAGATCGGTATCCTAGACATCGAGACAGCGCCTCTCAAGGCGTATGTCTGGGCGCTGTGGAAACAGAACATACCGGCATCTATGCTGATAGAGGAGTGGTACATGCTTACTTGGTCTGGCAAATGGCTGGACGAGGACGAAGTGTACTACGACAGTTGTCATTTACACGGAGACCACACTGACGATGGACCTATCTTGGAGTCTCTTCACAGCTTTCTCGATGCTGCTGATATCATTGTGGCTCATAACGGAGACAGGTTCGATATCCCGAAAATCAATGCGAGGTTCCTGCAACAGGGCTTCACACCCCCGTCACCGTACAAGCAAATTGACACGCTCAAGGTCGCAAAGAGGCACTTCCGATTCACCTCTAATCGACTCGACGCACTCGGCAAGTACCTCGGGCTCGGGGGTAAACTCTGTCACGAGGGATTCGGGCTCTGGTCCAGATGCCTAGAAGGAGACGAAGAAGCATTCGAGAAGATGGTGGAGTACAACATCCAAGACGTACACCTGTTAGAAGATGTGTACAAACGGATGCGTCCTTGGATTCCGAACCATCCGAATGTTGGGAGCCTGACCGATCAAGAGCACGTTTGTCCGAAGTGCGGGAGCAGTCACTTGCAAAGGCGAGGATTCTCTTACACGCAGGCCGGGAAGTATCAACGCTTCCAATGCACATCCTGCGGTGGCTGGAGCCGTACGAGGACGACAGAGAGAGATAGCGAGGTAAACCGTAATGTCCTCACGAACGCAGTCAGCTAAGACGTATATAGTCTACCGTGACAGGGAGACAGGGAGGACCTCCGTGGTCCTCCTTCACAAGCTGGGCAACCCTGATCTTATGGGGGTGGTCATCAAGACACCCCTTACTCACAGAGTTATCGTTGAGGGGCTGACTCCTGCTGACGCAGAACACACAGCTCTACAGCTCATCTATGACTACCGGATGGAGCGCGATCAATGAGTGCGCTAGAGAAACAGGTAGGAGGGGCTCACTATAAAGACATGCCCTTCCAGCCTATCGAGTACATCCTTGCGAATAACTTAGGTTTCTGCGAGGGTAACATCGTTAAGTACATCACACGCTACAAAGCAAAGGGGGGTGTAGCAGACCTCCGTAAAGTAATCCACTACGCTGAACTTCTTATCGAGGCCATTGAGAATGACAGTGAAACTAAGTCGCAAGCCGCTTGAATACCCACCCGTCCCAGAAGGGGCTGATCGAATGGACTTCTTCCGTGAGGTCCGAGGCATCCATCAAGAGTACCTCGCTAAAGTTACGGAGGTAGAGCGTACCGCTGAACAGCTACGTGTTACGCTTGAGAGAGTTCTTATCGAAGAGATCGACAAATGCGTAGACCGACACTCGGAGGCTCTTGATGTACCGGCCAACGCCTGAGTTCTTAGCCTTCCTCTTCTGCCTGTTCTGCGGAGCAGGCATCGTTACTGCCCTCATCATGGGCCTACAATAACAAGGAGTTACATGGACGGATATCAGCAATACATAGCAAAGAGCAGGTACGCCCGGTACCTACCGGAAGAACAACGACGGGAAGACTGGCCCGAGACCGTACATCGGTACTTGGGATTCTTCCTTGACCGAGGTCAGATCGACCAAGATACATACGAGTGGCTGTTCGGACTCATTCATGGTCTGGATGTGATGCCCAGTATGCGTTGCCTTATGACAGCAGGGGAGGCCCTTGATCGTGACAATGTGGCGGGATTTAATTGTAGCTACCTACCTATTGACCACCCTCGCGCCTTTGACGAGCTTATGTATATTCTTCTCTGCGGTACTGGAGTGGGTTATAGCGTTGAGCGTCAGTACATTAGCAAACTTCCAGAGGTAGCAGAGGACTTCAATGAGACGGACACCACTATCGTTGTGGCAGACAGTAAGATCGGCTGGGCTAAGGCGGTACGACAGATTATCTCGCTCCTTTACGTGGGCGAGGTACCGAAGTGGGATCTATCTGGGGTCCGTCCTGCTGGCTCTGTCCTCAAAACTTTCGGCGGTAGGGCATCGGGTCCAGAACCGCTCGACCGCCTGCTTACGTTCATCACCGAAGTATTTCGTAAAGCGAAAGGTCGTCGCCTTTCGTCCATCGAGGTACACGACGTTGTCTGCAAAATCGCAGAGTCAGTAGTTGTAGGGGGAGTACGCCGGTCTGCCCTCATCAGTCTGTCTAACCCCAGCGATGGGAGGCTGCGGTCTGCTAAGTCCGGCCAGTGGTGGCTTGATAACCCACAGCGTTCTCTTGCCAACAACTCAGCCTGCTACACGGAGCGACCCGAATATGATTTCTTCTACAACGAAATGGGCTCGCTATATGAAAGTAAGTCGGGTGAACGTGGCGTCTTCTCCCGAGTTGCGGCGCAGAAGATCGCAGCTCGCAATGGGCGTAGGGAGGGAGACCACGATTTTGGCACCAACCCTTGCTCTGAGATCATTCTTAGACCCAACCAGTTCTGCAATCTATCTGAGGTGGTCATCCGTCCAGAAGATACGTTCGAGTCGCTCCAAGAGAAAGTTAAAGCGGCAACTATACTTGGAACTCTCCAAGCAAGTCTCACGGACTTCCGGTACCTTCGACCGATATGGAAGAGGAACACCGAAGAGGAAGCTCTACTGGGTGTATCCTTCACTGGAATCATGGACCACAAGGTTATGTCGGGTATGGGATATAGGTCCAAGGGTGAGTCAGAGCAGCAGCTAACACAATGGCTGAACAAGCTCCGGGAGGTAGCAATTGAAACCAACAAGGATTGGAGTTCCCGTATTGGGGTTAATCAGTCTACCGCTATTACTTGCGTTAAGCCTAGCGGTACTGTTTCTCAGCTCTGCAATTCTAGTTCCGGTATTCATCCTCGACTGTATCCTTACTATATCCGACGTGTTCGTGCGGACGACAAAGACCCTCTTGGGAAGGTTCTTATCGACGCTGGGATTCCGTACGAGAAAGACAACTTCCAAGACGGAACACTCGTCTTCGACTTCCCCCAAGAGTCCCCAGAACACGCAGTAGTACAGCAAGACATCGGTGCTATGGAGCAGCTCCGTATCTGGAAGCTGTACCAAGATCACTGGTGCGAGCACAAGCCGAGTATTACGGTGTACTACAGGGATGAGGAGTTCTTCGATATCGCATCATGGATGTGGAAGAACTTTGACTACGTCTCCGGTATATCTCTCCTGCCGTACAGCGATCACACGTACGCGCAGGCTCCTTATGAGGAGATCACAGAGGAACAATACCGTGAGTACCTAGCTTGGTTCCCTCAAGAGTTCGACTGGGATATCAAGGAGGAACAGGATGTTACCGAGGGCTCTCAAGAGCTTGCTTGCGTCGGTACTAGTTGCGAGCTGTAGTCCACTAGAGGAGAGGGAGTGCCTTGACGGGTACTTCCGCCCTCCCGAAAAAAGGTGGGTCGTAGAGCACGAAGCTATGCGAACTGTCTACAGACAAGTGACGTACTCTGAATGGGTATGTACCTTATACAAATAAAAAAGGGGGTAGCGCAATGCTACCCCCCTTCCTAGATACGGGATCACCCCCTTAGTCTCGTACAGAAAGATTCCAACCCTTAATGTGTTCCGACCAATCTGTACCGAACGTTACCTCCTCTGGTCTCATACACATCAATCCCTTCTCGTTTAAGAAAGACGAACCAAACTTATCTATCCTGTTAGTTTTCTGCTCCAGTATAGCTATCTGGGCGCTATAAGTTTTGTTGTCTTTCTGAAGTTCTCTGACTGTTAGTTCAAGATCCTCGATATCCCCCAGTATCGGTTGCAGTGCCAAGGTCACAAGACCAGCGCCGATGAGGGTAAGCAACGGTACCCACTTGTGGGCGCTAGTGTCGTACGTCATTACTGCTCCTTAGTCTATCAGTTAGTTAAAGGGTTTTCTTCTGCTACTTCGTGCATCCACAGAATCTGTCGTACACCCGGTACAAACATACCCGCTCTCCTCATGTCCTCGGGACCAAAGGCTTCTGGGTCTTGAAGTGCCTTCATTACTATCTCAATAGGTGACAACATAGCGTGGACAGCAGGAGGAGCCAGAGTCTCCGCTGGCCCCATGTTGTAGCGAATAAGGTTCGTGTCTGCTAGACCCCCAGTGGCAAAGCTAACAGACTGCCTGACCAGCTCCTCCCCGTACGTGTTCTCGTTCTCTTGTCCTCTAAAGAACCACTTACGACCGGGGTCTACCAGAGCGTTCATAGCTACGATGAAGGTCCCGTACTTAGCCGTGTTGACCAAAGCATCACGGAACATCTCTCTCCCCTTGGGGGTGTTGATACCCAGACGTTCTGCCTCTGCTGCCTTTTCTAGCACATCGCTATTAAATCGAGATGCCATCTTCACCATGTACATCCGCATTGACCACAGTAGTCTTTTGTCTTTTGCTTGTAAGTACGCAGTAGGCATGGCGGTACGAGAGACTGGGTGAAGTCGTCCGACACCAAAGAAGGCGGCTTCAAGTACAGCGGGATCTCGTACAGTTCCGGATCGAAGACCTCGATACAGACGATCAACTCCTCGTTCATCTAGTCCCTCCGCCCACTTGCTGTTAGCTAGCTTCTCTTTGCTGATCCTCGCAAGCTTCCGCATTTCAAGAGCCTGGGCATTAGCCAAGGTTTCAACCCCCAGCCTGTTCATCGCCTTGACCCCAGAGGCTGTCATACCGATACGAGACACTTCGTTAGCGAACCTGCCCCATTTGTTGTGGTTCGTGTTCACCATCTCTGTCAGGTGCTGACGGGAGAAGCCCAAGTCTGCCATCCGTATCGTGTTCTCGAATGAGCCAATACCTAGCCTGCCCCTAGTCATCACCCTCTCACCATCTGTGAGGATCATGGACATAAGGGACTTAGGAAGAGCTTTAATGGCGCTAGTGAAAGACGCATTGTAAGCGGCTTGCCCTAAGTCACCTACCTGCAACATAGCGTTCTCGGGGGTAGCCAGCAGTGCTGTATGCGCCATAGTCCGCATGAAGGTAGAGAAAGCACTCATGCCTGACCTACCGTCGATAGTGTAGATACGAAGCATGTTAGCTAGGTCGTCTGCTACATCCTCCCCCTGCTCCTTGGCAACCTTCTTACGTATCTCTGTAATCACGTTGTCTGTGTAAGAGCCAATATCTTTCAGGGACTTAGCAGAGGACTTCACACCGTACGAGTTAGCCAAAGCAGCCGCATCAATCGTGTCCTCGAAGAACGTCATAAAGCTATGGACAGGGTTCTGAAATATCTCTAGGGCCTGTTGCTCACTGATGAACCCAGTCTCCCGAGCCTGCGTACTAGCGTCACGCTTAGCGTTGTTAGAGGCACGGTGGAACACACCACGCTTAGGCTCAGCCTTAGCGTACAGCGGGAAGTACCCTTCCTCCATTTCCTTGGCTGCCTTGGGGAAGATGTCTCGCATCTCTTGTTGGATGCTACGAGTCATCTCTAGCATACGATCCAGAGTGTCCCCCGCCTCGGGGTTAGTCTTCTTGAGGGTAGTGACAGCAGCATCAAGACGGGCCTGACGCTGTGCAGGAGTCAGGGCGTTTACTAGATTACCGTCTGCGTCCTTGAGTACAGCGTTAGCGTCACCCAGCATCTTAGACACTGCGCCGTTAGACCCTAACTCCTTCGTCAGCTCATCGAGCTTTTTGATGGGGAGGAAGCCCTCTTCGTGAAGCTTCTGCTTAGCCGTCATAGAGTAGAAATCCGCAGTGGACATCTTACGAGCCAGCTCTGGTCCTACTTCCCTAGCCCCTGTGGTGTACACATCGTCTCTTACAGATTGTAGAAAACTACGAACAACCCCAGGCTTTTTACGTTCTGCGTTAGCCAGCTTGTCTACGCTGTGCTGACCCCGCATAAGCATACCACCAGCAGCACCGATGCCTGCACCGAGCCCTACAACCATTGGGTCGATCTGTGCGGCCCTGTCGATGACACTCCCTTCCCCTTCACCGAACTCCCTCACAGCCGTCTCACCTGCTGCAAGTAATGACTGAACAGCCATGTTACCGGGACGGGTAGCCATGTTACCTACGGCACTAGCAATCTTGAAACCGGGAACCAGAGAGGTAGCGATCTCCACACCAAGACCAAGGCCCGGAGCTTCTTCGTCCAACTGGTCTTCCAGCCTCCGGGTCTCCTTGATGTACATGTCGTAGTTATCAAAGAAATCTCCGGGGTCAAGAGCTGCCCTACCTATGGCAGCGATCTCGTCCCCGAAACCGAAGGCAACACCATCAAGAGCCTTCTGCCCTATAGCGGCTATCATGTCTGTACCCGACATGCCTTGTTGGGGCTGCTCCTGCTGGTCAAAGAACCCTTGTGCTTGCAGCTCCTTGGCTTTAGCGATGGTCTCTTCTTTCCCCTTTCCCAGCCTTTTGGATTCTGCTACAAACTCCTCAAGAGTCATTTAGTTTCCCTCGTCTTATTAGGTCTCGTCCCAGAGTTCTTCTACAGTCTTGTCTTTCTTAACGACAGGGCTCTTGAACCCTTCTATTGCCTTGTCAATAGCTTCAGAGAAAGACACGTCTTCTGTCTCAAGAATTTCCTTAGCCCGGAGAGTAACACCGTCAACCACCCCTGCGTCATCTTCGGGGTCGAAGGTTTTGTCGAACCACAAATCTCTCTCTATCCTCATCCTCTCCGCAATGACGTTAGCCATACGGTTCATCTC